GCCGTATCGCCTGAAAAGCGCCTGCACAATCATCCAGATCCAGCTATTTCGCAGGCCATCACCACGATGGCCCTCGCTGGGTTCTCGCAGGCTGATATCTGCAAAGTCTGCAAAATCAGCGCGGAAACGATCGCGCAGTACTATCACGATGAGGCGACCCACGGTCGGCAGCGTGTGATGGCCGAGGTCGTGGGAAGTCTCGCCCAGCGTGCGATCGCGGGCAGCGACACGGCAGCGATCTGGCTCACGAAGACGCGCCTCGGCTGGTCGGACCGACAGCAGGTCGATGTGAATGCCAACATCGAAGTCGTGCACCATCGGGGCGAACTCATGTCCGAATTAACCGGGCTAATCCAAAAAGGGATCACGATAGACGCCGAGCCGATTCCGGAAAATCCGGGCAAAACGGATTCTGACCCCCAATCACGGGGATAGGCTCGGGCGCTTCTGGGCGCAAAACGGCACCGGCCCTCGAAAACGAGGGTTTTCAGGCTCGCCGGAAAATAGGCGAGCGCATCCGTGGCGAGCACGTGGCCCGCGCGAAAATCAGCCGGTCAAGCTCCGGGCGCGACTAGCTCAGAGCTTCGACGCGCACATAACGCGCCAGCGGGTAGTTTTTAAACGCGGCCCGCGTCATACGGTTAGCAGCAACTATCCGGTTACCGCGATAGGTCCGGATATAGTCGGCGAGAATTTCACCATTAGCGCGTTTGACTAGCACGCGGGCGCGATAGGGGAAAGCTTTCATGTGATCACCTTTTGCTGGCGCGAAATTGCACCCCATAAGGCGCCCCACGGGCGGGCGCCCTATAAGCTGCAAGCTCAGGCAGCGACTAGCACGCGGGCTGGAGAATAGTCCGCCGGTACCGCAAAGGCGCTTGCGCTTTTCCGGGCGCGGCCCTTTGCTTTCAGGCCCGCCACTTTTCCGGGCGCATCTAAAAAGCGCAAGTCTGATTCGTCGCCGTTGATCACATCGCGCCCGAGAAAATGCGCCGGGAGCTTGCCCTTAAATACAGCGGCGAATCCTACCGACTTGCCGTAGAAGCTCAGCGCCTTTGCGACAATTGGCGCGAATGCGGGCGCGTGCGAGTAGCTAAACGTCAAATGATAGTTTGCAATTCCGGACACTCGCCGGTTCGGCAATTTCGTGTAGTCATAGAATTGCAGCTCAGGAAAGGCGGCGAAAACGTGCGGGTACACTTTCCCGGCACGCTCCGCCGGGTAGTTTTCCCATCGAATATCACTAGTGCCATTCAGGCGAATGACTAGCACCTTGCCAGCCTTGTGCGCTTTTTTCTTTGCATTCTCAATTTCGCGAACCAGTTTCGTCATAAAGGTGTCGCGATCATTCAAAAATAAAAAGGTGCGCGCCAATCGCGCCCGTTGAATCGCGTTATCCGGCAAGCTCTCGCCGTTCGGCGCTGTGAATTGCACGCTACCGGGTGACATGCCACCCCGGCCCGCCGTGTTAAGACAATCGGCGACACAATCGGCGACTTTTGATAGTGCACAAAGCTCAGTGCCCGATGAGTCGGCAGGCGCAAGATATAAAACGCCCGTCATATATCCGTGCTCCTGCCCTTTAACGGTTTTCGCATTCGCATCGATGTTCAAGAGTTTAGTTTTCATCGTTTTGGTTCCGTAGTTTGTGCGCACTATTGCGCCCGGAAATTATCGGGCATTCCGCACCCATGCGCAAGCGGCTAGCGTCATATATATGCGCGGGCATTCCGCGCAATTGCTAGCACCATGCGCGACCCGGTCCGCCCGCATGTGGCGGGCACATGCCCGCACATAACCGGGCGCGACTATCGGCGGGCGGGCGCGATGCGCGGCCCGGAATGCGCCGCAGGCCTAGGGTCCCTTTCAGTCAATCGGAATGAGAATCAGTCGCACCCCGGCGGGCGGGCGGGCACGCGAAACGACCCGGTGGGTGGTGGGTCCCATCTGCGGTATTTCACTTCCTAATTACACTCCAACTTTTACTTGCCCTACCCCCTTGCGCACGTTTACTCTAGGGTCCCATGCTGTATACCGGAGCCGCCCCCCTACCCCGCCACACCTATTGCTACGTGCAGCCCAACACATTTGGCAACGAAGACTGGGTACGGGTAGCGTGGTTTGGGTTGGTATCGCATCCGGGCAGAACGTGGGGGTGTCATGTGATGTTGGAGTGTGGGGCGGTGTACCGAAACGTCCCGCTGCACAAGCTCGCGCACAAAATCACAGGGACCCCTTGGGACCCCGCCGACGCACAGACTTGGGATTGCTATGGCAACCAGTTCAGCGTGCTGGAGTATCCGTTTCTCGAAGGGACCCGAATGCGTACCCGGCTACGGTCCAAGCAAGAGCACACCGGTAACTACTTGTTTACCGCGATCCCGATGATGGATGGTTTCAGTCTGGAGCCGGAGCAGAGCAAGGAGTTCTACTTCATCAAACTGGACAACGGGCGCTATACAGCGCAACCTACGAACCACGTTTTGGTGCTGGATAAATCGTTCATCACCGAAGCCAACTGGCCGAAGTTGAAGCGTCAAACTGAGATTTGGAGTGTTGACAATGCCAACGAAGTCTAAAGTGAACGCAGCGGGTAACTACACGAAGCCCGAGATGCGCAAGAAGTTATTCAACGAGATCAAGGCATCCGCAACCCAAGGCACCGCAGCCGGTCAATGGAGTGCGCGCAAAGCCCAGCTCTTAGCCAAACGCTACAAAGAAAAGGGCGGCGGGTACAAGTCATGAAAGCCCCACAGAAGTCTCTCAAGGACTGGACCGCGCAAGAATGGCGCACCAAGTCAGGCAAGCCGTCATCAAAGACGGGCGAGCGGTATCTTCCTAAGGCAGCGATTGAGTCTCTGACCCCGCAAGAGTACGCAGCCACGACTCGTGCGAAGCGCGAGGGCAAAGCACAGGGTAAGCAGTTTGTAGCGCAGCCGAAGAAGATTGCGAAGAAGACCTCGCGCTATCGATGAACCAGCCCGCTCAAGGGTCCCCTGCTGGGACCCCGCCGGGTCCCCCTCCGGCAACGAAGAAGCTTTCTCCGCTGGAGCAGAAGCTCGCTCAGCTTCCGACCGAGGATCTGGAGGCGCTGACTTTTCATGCGCGGTGGAGCAGTAAGAGACACAAGCACCAGATCCCGCCGAAGGGCGACTGGACTGTCTGGCTCTTGCTAGCCGGTCGTGGTGCGGGCAAGACCCGCACAGCAGCGGAGTGGACTTGGTGGAATGCGTATCAGGCGAAGGAAACGCGCTGGTTGGTGAGCGCACCGACTTCAGCGGACATTCGAGATACGTGTTTTGAGGGTGACTCGGGTCTGATCTCGGTCATGCCCCCTGCGATCGTGAAGGAATACAACCGATCGCTATCAGAAATCATTCTCGTTAACGGTTCTCTGATCAAGGGCATCAGCGCAGAGACTCCCGACCGGCTACGCGGTGGACAATGGCACGGCGCGTGGTGTGATGAGCTAGCCGCATGGCAGTATGACCAAGAAGCGTGGGACATGATCATGTTCGCGCTACGTCTAGGGTCCCATCCGCGAATCGTTGCCACCACCACTCCGAAGCCCAAAGCCCTCATTAGAGACTTGGTGGAGCGTGACGGAGCCGATGTACACGTTACGAGGGCATCGACTTACGAGAACATTGCGAATCTGGCTCCGACTTTCCAGCAACAGCTCCTGAAATTTGAGGGCACGACGCTCGGAAGACAGGAAATTCACGCCGAAGTACTCAATCCCGAAGAGCAGGGCATCATCAAGCGCCCTTGGGTGCAGCTCTGGCCAGCAAAGAAGCCACTTCCGATACTGGAACACATCGTGATGAGACTAGATACGGCCTTCACGGAGCAAACTCGCGATAAGAAAACGTCAGATTCCGACCCGTCAGCGTGTGTGGTGCTCGGACTTTTCTACGAAAACGAGAAACCGAACATCATTTTGCTCGATTGTTGGGAAGATCGGCTGGGAATGCCGGATTTAATCCAACGAGTGAAGCGGGAGATGGAGGTTTTCTACGGCGACGATGAGCAAAAGCCGATGATCAAGCCGAAATTCGGTCCCGGTCGCATGTTAAACACCGGAAGAAAGCCCGATACCATCGTGATCGAAGACAAAGGCAGCGGAATTAGCCTCAGACAGATGCTGGCACGCGAGGGAATCGTCGCTCACGCCTACAATCCGGGAAAAGCAAGTAAATTGACGCGATTGCACATGGTTTCGCACCTATTTTCGGCTGGAATGGTGTGGTTTGTGGAGTCGGATAAGCGAAAAGGCCAGATTCGCTCGTGGGCGGAGCCATTGTTGTATCAACTCTGCTCGTTTTCGGGTGAGGGAACCATCAAGCATGACGATTTGATGGACGCCTGCACCCAAGGTTTACGTTTCCTTGCCGATAAAGATATGATAAGCGTGAGTAAGCCTAAGCCGTTGCAGCCTAGGATGATTGTGAACGAGCGCCCAAGAGGTAATCCGTATGGCGTCTGAGCCGAACGATCTGGACGAAGCCCAAGAAGACCTTGGTGAGATGTTTGAACTCCCTGAGGAGGTTTCGGACGTTGAGGACACCGAGGATGGTGGGGCGATTGTTCGCTTTGGCGAGGAAGAGGAAGAGCCAGAAGGTGAGAGCGAGTTCTATGCGAACTTAGCCGAGAAGCTCCCTGAAGGCGTCATGGATGATGTGGCTCAAGACTTCTTGGGCTTAATCTCGAAGGACAAAGAGGCGCGTAAGAAGCGCGATGAGCAGTACGAAGAGGGAATCCGACGCACAGGACTTGGTGACGATGCACCGGGCGGCGCTCAGTTTCAGGGCGCAAGTCGGGTCGTCCATCCCATGCTCACTGAAGTCTGCGTGGACTTCTCTGCCCGAGCTATTAAGGAGCTTTTCCCGCCCGAGGGACCCGCCAAAGATCAAATCGTAGGCGACGAGACGGCCGACAAGGTAGCCAAAGCCCAGCGCAAGACGCGGTATCTGAACTGGCAGATGACCCAGCAGATGCCGGAGTTCCGGGCCGAACTAGAGCAGTTGCTCACTCAGGTTCCGCTCGGTGGCGCTCAGTATCTTAAGCTTTCTTACGATCCGAACAAGAAGCGACCGGTGCCCCTCTTTATCGGCATCGACGATGTGTACCTGCCCTATGCGGCAACGAATTTCTACAGCGCCGAGCGCAAGACGCACGTTCAGTACGTGACGGAGATTGAGTATCTCCAGCGCGTGAAGTCGGAGATGTACCGGGATGTGGACCTCGCTCCGACGACGATGGAGCCGGATGTCTCGAAGGCTGAGAAAGCCAACAACAAGATCGAAGGCCGTGATGGCAGCGCGTATGACGTT